AAGATGATTGCTCGAGCTTCGTTGAGGTAGTCACCGGCGTTCATCCGTTAACTCTCTGGAACTGCTCGATGCGGCCTTCTACTTGTCCATCGTGAAAACCTGTCTTGTACATAAGCAACGCCAATAGGCCATGACTTGCTAGCAGGATTAAATGTAAAACTGTCATTCTTATCTCCCTTACAGCTGTATTTCAGCTGATGAGAGAACCTTACATGAGCCTTATTCGGCATCCACCTTTTTTAGATAACGAAACGATAACGATTTGGCTAGGGTCCTCGTCCTCCATGTAGGGGATAGCGATGCTAGCGGGTGCGTCCATAGACTTTGCCCTGAACGATAAAAGTGCCGTTTTTCTCGATGTTAATAATGTCCACCTGGACTGTTGATCCATGGACGTACATAATGGCAAAAGCCTGCTGCCAATTCGCCGTTCCCTTGGTGTATGAGGCCTGCTTGAAGTCCATGAGATTACCTACCTCGACTCCATGTAAAACACGCCCTAAACGGCCTCCAGAGGCCTCTGTGAAGGCGCTACGGCCTGCCCTGTGGGTATGACCAGAGATAACGTTCTTTCCGTGCCTTCTAGCGGCTTCTAGGGCGCTTAAACCGCCCAGTTGCTTAATAGGCGTATGGTCGCCATGGACGGCAATCCAGCCCGGAGCGATAGGCATTGGGTTCTTGTGAAAGTTGATACCCAGTTCATCAAACTTCATAAACTTTTCAAAGCGCAGCTCTGGCAAGGACAGAAACGACGGAATCTTCTTCATGATGATGTTATATAAACGATCTGTGTGGTTGCTTCTGATGCAGTCAGTAACACCCAATTCCCAGAGCAATTCGACGCATCTGTCACGATCATCGCCAAGGCTCTGCTCATAGGCTTGAGGGGTTCCCTCACTCCATTTGCTGATAGTTTGGAAGTCAATTTCGTCACCGATAGTAACTGTTTGGTCTGGCTTAAATTTCTGTAAGAATCTTGCTATGTTCTGAGTTACATGGACATCCTCGAAGGGAACCTGTAAATCGCTCAGAATAACGATTCGTTTCATTTAATCCTCGTCGTCGTCCTCATAGGGGATATTGTCGATTCGATTAGGTAAGTTGGGGATAATCCAATCAGGAAAAGATTCACGATCTGAAAGCAGCCAGAAAGCATGAGTCTCTGTAAAGCCCGCTTTGCGTAATGACTTGTAATACTCGTTCAACGCTATTGCATAAGCATCTAAGGCGCTGTAAGTATCTAAGTCGATGACTGGTCGTTTCCTTGCCATGAGATAAGTGTTACTTACCTAACAGCTCGATAATGGTATCGACACGCGCTTCAAGGCGAGAGACCTGATCCTTAAGGCTTGAGCCAGAATTCGGTTTAAGTTCGCTTAGATAATGCTTAATCATGAACTGCGTATAAGCAGCCAAGCCGCCTAGAACTGTAACTACTCCTACAGCCCAAGCTGCGAGGTCTGCCGCGCTCACTTCTTCGGAGTTGCGTATCCGAATACGCCGGCTAATACAGCCCAAAGGACTGAACGATAATCAAGTGCAAAGTTAGATGCACCCCATGCTGCTAGAAACGCACCTGCTGTCAGGATTGCTGGATTCTTCATGTTCATACGCTGCCGCCTATCATTGGGATATTAAAGAACGAACCATCTGTATCGCCCTTTTTAGTGAAAGAAACATGGCAATGCTTAATATGCGGATTGATTCCAGAATACTTGCGCCAACGCCATCCCATGCGAGCCGATGCGATGCGGCCATTGAAGATGATATAAGAGATTCTTTTCTCGCCACGTTTTGCAGCGAGTCGTAGCTGATCTGTAAAATCAGGCATGAGGTCTGGCTTTGCTTTTCCAGATAAATCCCGGTCAATATCAATGGCTCGGACGACACCCTTTGCATCAGGATTGTGGTCAGAAGCACGCGCTGAATGACGTGTATCGCCAATCCACCCGTCCGAGGTGCGATCTCTGTCAGGGTAACTATCATCGATCTGTTCCCTTAACTGTTGTCCAGCTTTGCACAGGCGCGGTGTCGGCTTCATAATGTATTACTTAGCAAAATTTTTAGGGATTTGCTTAGCTTACAAAAGTCTCGGGCGTAGGAAGCAATGCTTCAATCTCATCTGGAGTCAAACCAAGTTTTGTATATGCCTCGATTTTGGTTAAACGCAGATTTTCAGCCTTTAATTTTGCTTCATTTTTTGACATCTCATTGGCTAAACTTTCGGCATTTCTTTCTGATTGTTCAGCATCGGTAAGTTCAACGATTGTGATTTCATCTGTTGAAACATCGTGTATCATTTTTGTATCGTTTGTCATTAGTCAGCCAATCCATAAATAGTATAGGAACCAGTAATAGTGCCAGAGCTAGGCTTTAATAAAAATCCTGTGTAAGTTCTAGCAACGTCCACGCTGCCGCTATATTGCAAAACCCCATTAAAGTAGAACTCAGTTCCAGTACCATGGTATTTAGCAAACTCGCTTGCAGTTCCAACATTACTAATATACATAGTTCCTAAGTTCATTCTGTCATTGCTGTCGCCCAAATAATCTGCAATAGTGCCTTGGCTGGCGCTGGCGAAACCATAAGTAGCTGTTGAATTGTTTCTGCCAAGGACTGCCCCAGCCCCATTGTAATTGGTTGCTTCTGTTGTCGGTCCTGCATATCTAAACTGTATTTGTAGATCTGCACCCTCAACTGAGGCTATGGTATTCCAAACCACCATGTAATTTATATAGGTTGAAGTAAAACAATTATCGATAATAACACTTGACTGCGTTGTAAACGATGCTGAAGTAATTTTGGTTAAAGCACCAGAAGAAGGAGCAGACCACTTAAGGCCGGTGGCTGTCGATGAGTCTGCGGTTAGAACTGTGTCATTTGCACCAACGCCTAAACGTGCAACTGTGTCCGCTGCGGTGGCTGCAATGATATCGCCCTTAGCATCGACAATAGTCTTAGCGATAGCTGCGCTGGCGTTATTGAATACTGTGGTGTCAATAGATGATCCAAGAGTACGGATAGCAGCTGCGCCATCTTTTACGAGGTCGGTGTCATTGGGTGTTGTCCACCCATAGTTTGTGGTCGTTGCCATGTGTTCTCCTTATCAGGCTACTATTGTAGCGTTATTCCAGTCTAAAGTCGGGCTTAAGGTGTTCCATGTCTCGGTGACTGGAACGCTGTTCCACCTGAAGGCCTGCAATGAATAGGCAACCGGCGAGACAATAACTGTGAGATCAAGTGCGTTAAATCGAGTAGTCCAAGTCCAGCCTTCGACGAATCCTTGATAACGCCCATCTGCAATATTAAGAGGCAAGTCCTCGATGTCTAAAGGTAAGCCCATAAAGATATTAAAGGCTTGATCGCGTGAAGCGTCCGGAATATTAGGGTTAGCCATTGGGAAAGTGATGCTCTTGAATTGATATTGAGGATAGGCTCGAATATCTAAATAGAACTCCGCCTGGCTTAGAGCATCTGCCGTTCTTTCAATGCTGGTCTGAATGTTCTGAGCTTGAGTGCCATAAACGGCAATGGAAGCTGCATCCTGAGCAGTTTGCTGTTGCCCGTTCTTATAGGTAATAGTGACTTTATTGCGGACGTCTCCAAGGCGCTTAGAGGTCGCAATGCCGTTGGCATAAGCCCACCCGCCGTCTACATAGGCGTAGCCATTAGCTGCTAAATATTGCGATCTATGAGTCGAGTCCGCATAACCGATTCGGCCTGAGGCATCTTCATAAATATATCCAAGCCCAGAATTAGCAAGGCTAGAAACCAAAGAATAAACATCGGTAGTCGATGCTGACCTATCTGTAAGCTCATAATCGCCTGGGCGATCTATCTCGCCAAGTCCTGAGTTTTCAGCATTAGCCCAAGTCGTAGTCGGATTGTAAGCCGCCCAGGTCTCTGCTGCTGGAACTTCATTCCATTGGTCAAAGAGAACGCCGGACAAGATTTCATAAACTTGGTCGCCGTCAAAGTCCTTGGATAATACGCCTTCGGTTAGCACTTTAGGCAATTTAGATAATGCGCCTAGCGCTGTAATCGTGACGTTCTGGGTTATAACTGGCTCGCCTGTGGCTACCACGATATCGATATCTGAAATGTCGCCACCAAAGAGAGGGACATAGGTTCCCGTTGAATCTTTTACCTTGACTACTACTGAATCGTTCACGCTC